CGTTCCACCCATCGCCCCCGTCACCCCAACCTGCCTTTAAATTATTTAAATACTCGGCATCAGTGTTTGCAGATGCACTAGCATTTTTAAAAATGTCACGATGTTGCCAGGGTGATTTAGAATGGAGGGGACTATAATTAGCGTTATCGAATCTCATCCGATGACCCTCGTCCCCTTTATACCAATCACCCTTCTCGGAACCTGACATATCATTAAAAAATTCAGTAACTTGATTGTCATTTAGACTACCATACATTTCCCCAAATTCCCTGGTGTACTCAAAAGGTATGTTTGTTCCTTTTTTGTAGTAGGTTTCATAACCCTCAACACTCTTATATTCTAATTCAAAATCAATTTTATCGGGTCTGGCAGTTGTGAACCAACCTGCTACTACTAAGTTATCATTAGAGTCCGTATAACTCGCATTTGTTCCTACTAATTTTGAAAATGTTTTAGGGTCATCGGAAATAACATTTTGCTCCCCTGATCGAGTTGATTCCATATCAATGCCTACACTTTGAGCATATGTTGCTAATGCATCCAAGTTGCGAACTGCATCTTGCTTGAAATTTGGATTTTGTCTTGTGTCTTGAATTTCCTCAGCAGTGTAAACTTTCCCGTCAATAACCATGTCATTAAATAATGCTTCTGCGTTTGGGGAAGAATTATTAACTGGTCCACCTGGGACAACAATCGCTTCGGGTTGCCTCTGATCATTCCTTAAAGTATTGCCAAAATGGTCAAGCGATTCATTGAGTGGACGCAGGGGGTTGTCCCACCTCTGAGTCTCTGCATCACCATCCTTTGCTCCCCCTGGAAGGTAACCCCCAAAGAAGTTTCTGTCCAAACCCTGGTAACCTTCACGCAATGCATTATACCCACTCTCTACTGCCCCCATTGGGATCCCTGCAACACTTGTTAGTATTTGCCCTGGACGAGTTTGAAGAACAGGACTGATAAAATTCTCGTGAAATGCCTGGGCAGTGTTTGACATGAAGTTACCAACCTTTGTGTCATTCAATGCATTGCCAAACTGATCAACCTTCCCCTGGACATAACTTACACCAGGTAAAGTACCCTGGGGGTTCTGTTCATTTTTGGTCATTGAATTGACTGCATTTAAAACACCCGTAACTGGATTTAAATAAGAAGCAGTTTCAACCCCTGCTCTCATTAAATTACCTGGAGAAAATGTATTCCCCATTTGCTCGGATCCCTGGGGACCTGCCAACCCCAAAGCAGTTTTATAACTTGAATAAACGGCACCTGCCTGGCCAACTTTGTTTACACTCTTGGTCAAGTTTACATAGTCATTTGCATAACTCATGTTGTTGACCACTGCAGGGAAAACGGCAGTTGCTCCTAAAGCACCTGCCGTTGCAGTATTGTTTATAAATTTCTCAGCACCCTTGTCAGAAGAAACTCCTGATGCAGTTGACCCCCTGCCCATATTGGCAGATAGGTTTAAATAAGCTTGAGCAGGTGTGGGCATTATACTCCCTCTACTCCACCTGCAGGCATTGTTGGCATCCCCGATGAATCTAGGGGACCTATTCTGTCCGTTTTTTCATTGGCCCCATTTACCTCCAGGATTCCAGTGTTTGGCATTTCCGAATAAGTCTTGATCGGTTCAAATCGTGCTTGAGTTATAAAGGTCGGTTGGTCATTGGTTTTAACCCAGTTTACCATCATGTAAAGTTGGGCTAAGTACCATTTGTTGTTCCCTGCAGGGGATACATAATAAATTTTACCAATTGTAAGTTTTTCACCTGGTGTGCTACTGCCTAATTTGAAAGGTTGCAAACTATCGCCCATAGTCATGGTATAACCTCCATTTGACCCAATTCCATTAAATATTCCATAGTTATGGACCACATCGTAGTAACTGGATTTGTGCGTATCCGTTGAGGATCTGTAAATTCCAAGTCCTGGGTTGTTTTCCAAACCTGTCAGTTGAGCCTTTAACAATTTAACACTAATATAAGAAATGCCTCCCATGTACTGCAAAGCACTAAAGGAATTTGCTCCTACAAATTTAATTCTTAATTCATCAGGGATACTTGATGCAATGTTTACGAAAAAGCATCTGCCTGCAAAGTTGGAACCTAATCCACCAGTATATGTTGCATTAGGTCCAGTTTGCCCTGAATTTCCAAGCACTGAAGCCCCGTATAAATTATCATTTTGTGCATCATAAGCACTCAACTGGTCTGAATGCCATGAATGCCCCCTCCAAAAATTTAAATGATCTTCAGTCTTGTTTAATTTTAATGTGGTTGTAATGCCTGCATTATCACTTGAGTCAATAATCTGCACCATTAACCAATCTGAAGTATAACCATTACTTCCATAGAGCAGATCTTTTAATGTGAGAATAACTTCATTTCTTCTTACATTATCCGAATTATCGGCATACGCATTTACACCTCTAATAATTCCGTCCGATGCGTAAAATGAAGTATCGTGCCCCCCACCAACAAAACCTGTCCGATCAGTACGGAAACCAGTTATTAGTTCCTCTGAATCAACATCAGGATTAATATTAGCAAATGCATTTACATTTGAATAGCCCTTTCTAAGCTCAGAATAAATATGATTATTTGCATTGTCTGTATCGGACGAATTTGGGATCCCGTCACCATCAATATCGTCTGCACTTGGGGCACCTGTTCCACCCGAATTGTCACCCGAATTGTCACCCGAATTGTCACCTGAGTTGTCACCTGAATTGTCACCTGTCCCTGGGTCCGTCTCTGATACGGATCCATCAGTAGGGTCAACAGATCCAGTAGATCCTCCACCCTCAAAGAATATTAATCCTCCTGACAATGATGTTATTGTTTTCTCTACTCCATTAACCCAAATTGTTTGGCCTATATAATAAGCAACCCCGTCAATTTTGGCCCAAATTGTGGTCCCGTCCATTATGGCAGTTTCAACATTTGCTCCGTTGTAATCTATAGAATCAACGGATGCTAGATTTGTGGTTTGTGTGGTCATGTTGTAATGGTCAATGTTGAACCCGATAATGAAAATGTTGCAGTTCCTGTTCCACCACTTGTCATGGTTAAAGTGGTCCCTGATAAAGTAAACGCACTTCCCCCCGATGAACCTGAACCTGAGCCGATGAAACCTTTTCTAACTTTACGAAATGCATTATTGACTGATGACCAAACCAAGAAAAAATCTTCGTCCTTCACATCAAGTTCTTCCAATTCGCTATTCCCCGTAATCAAAGTTGAGTTGAGCATTCCTGGTGTAATCACATCAGAATTTATAGTTGCGTTTTCAAGTTGATTGTTAAGGTCACTAGCAGTGACTAGTTGACCATTAACAAATGTTGTCCCTGGAATTATATTGCCCATTTTTAAAGTTTGTTGTTTCCCCTGGATCCACCCGATGCTTCGACAAGCACTCTTTTAACTTTGATTCTCCCCAGGTTATTATTGCTGATTTTTAATGAAATTGATTCACCCCTTGAACGAAGGTTTGCCCTGGTAGAATAATTACCCTGGGCAACTAAATTATTACCCTGGTAATCAATTACCTTGTTTGTGGTATCAGGGTTATTCGTGTTTGCAGTAACCTCAAAATTATTTTCTGCATCAACTGCATCCCAGGACAATTGAACCCTGCGATAATGTTTATTATCATAACTATTTGATCGATATTCCCTAGTGGTAATAAAGGATTCAAAATCCTCAGACTGACCCAGGGAAGCATCCTGGCCTATTTCATTTGCTTCACCTTCTAAAATACTGGAAGTGTTATGAATTATCAGCAACCTGGCCTTTTGGTTATTTATAGAAATTAACTTCAGTGCCCCTACAGGCACTGAGTCAATTGACTCCCAACCTTGAGTTAAGGTTGAGTAAACAAAAATCTCCGAACCATTAAATATATAATACTTTCCCCGATGAAAACAGGCACTTGATTTGTCCTGGTCAAATGACTCAATGTGATCATTGATATTTTTTGAAAGTGGCACATCTGATACACGAACTGCTTGTGGTGGTAAACCTACACCCCCTGCCCCTTTGGCATTTAGGGTCAGGCCATAAATGCCCTGGGGGGATAGAAAAATAACTTCATCACCAATTACCTGAATCGAGTCCCTGGCAGTGCAACCCAGTTGGTCGGTTACCCTGGTTATTGCCAGTCTGCCTCCCTCGGAAGCACCTTTCATTTCATATACCCCAGTTATTATATGAATGGAGTGATTTTTAAAACAAATCAATCCATCATCTGCTAATGGTTCCAGGGCCTGAATGTCACCACTTTCGCCACTGCCAATTACTAACTTATTGGTAACTGGAAAATCATGTGTGGATAATGGTGAACTGATTGCCAGTTCATCAACTCCAACGGGGACAACTAATCGGTTGCCTGCCCAGGTCGCAAAATAGGCAGGGGGGCATTGGTCTGCCAGTGAATATAAATACATATTAGCAACCCTGTCTGCCAGGTTGCTTTTTACTGAATTGTCAGTGCTTGTTATCTCAATTGATTTATCTCCCACATTTGAAACTTCCCAGGCAAAATTACTGAACCCTGCTCCGTTTACAATTTTGATTTTCTCACCAATCTTCAGGTCAGTATTTTGAGACAATGTGACCGAATGGGTCCCTGTTGCTGAATAAGTTATTTGCGTGGCACTGACCTGTTTCCAGTGCTTAAATTCACTTTCCCCGTCTGCCAATCGTAAAACTGAATTACCTAGGGTAGCATCCAGGGTAAAAGGAAGAGTAGGACCAGGATCTGAAAACATTAAAGTATTTACCCTGGTATCTAATAAAAAAGCACTTTGCACCCTGGGGAAATTGAACGGGTATGAAATTAATGAATGCCCCTGTTCGTTACACTTAAAAGCCTTGGTGTTGGTTGCTATGAGAACATCATCGTCAACCCCGTCCAAACCAACTGCAATTGCATCCAAAATTCCTTCCTGGGCAACTGCATTTGCTGAAGCAGGGGGTAAGTAAAGACTGGTCCCTTTTCGTGATTCAGCAACCCCTTTGGTCAGTCTCATGTTCCTGGATTCAGTAACTACACCATTTTCCAATTGAGAGGGATCCGTCATGGTATTCATGTTCATAAAACCCTCATCCCCGTCTAGGATAGGTTGATCATCATATGAACCATAACTTCTATATCTCATTTTTTATTCTTAGCTAAGAAATATATTTTAACTGCCATATAGGTGCAGGTTAAGACCCCTGCTAAAATTGATAATATTTCATCAAATGACCCAAGCGTTATTGTTGCCAGGCATCCACTGAAGCCAAATAATGTTGTTCTGTCCATTATAGCACCTCCAGGCCTATTATTAACAATATTACAAATAAAAGTGCAGTCAGCATTTTGTTCCTGGGTGATAGTTCTAAGTAGGCCTTTTTTAATAATTTTAAATTGTTCATCTGCTTGGTGGTTTGACGGGAAAAGGTGCCCTGGTCTGATGTTTCTTTGCTTCACTCTTTGCACATTGGGTTGCAGTTTTCCTGGCAACCCAAAGTGGAATGGTTAAATATGCTAACAGGCAGGCCCCTGCTATTTTTAAGATTTTCAAAATTGTACTTTTAAATTCGTCAAACCCTGAAACTTGGTCTGACATTTGTGCTGAAACTAATGCCTGAACATCTCCGTGTGAAATTGCCTCCAGGGTTTTCTTTGCTTTTTCATTCTGACTTACTTCCTTGTAAATCTGCCCTGCCCCTGCTCCCAATGTTCCACCTGCAATACTTCCAGGTATACCACCTAGGGATCCCAAACCTGCACCTATCCCTCCACCAATTGTGGGGGCAAAAGTTTTAATACCCTGGCAACCTTGCAGGCAGATTGATAATATTAAAACGACTTTCTTCATGTAGCGATTTGCACATCGTTAAGCCTTGAGCCAATTGTGTGAAATGAAATGTCAAAATATAGATCGTTGCCGTTGGAAAAAGTCGGATGCGTGTAGAAGGTCACATAGTCTTGCCCTAACAAAACCCCGTTGCTATCTAAAACATTTTGCTTTTTCTGAAAATGAATTTGGTTGTTAGCAGAATAATGCCTTATCCGAAACCAATCGCCACTTTCATAGGTTGCGTAATTACTCAGCCAAGGACTATATAAATCAATAGTCCCACCACCAAAATTCATTTGGAATGGTGGATCCACTTCAAAGTCTGAGTCAATTCCAACAAGTCCTACTCTTACAGACTTATTTGGTGTTCCAATCTGGAACTGAACATACCCATTGCTTTGACCATCAATTTTCTGAACTGAAGATGCTCCTGCATTATACCCGTCAACTCCACTAATTTTTTCGACTGAGCCTCCCGTAAAAGTCTGCACTGACCCACCACTTACCTCGCCTTTGAACAACGAAATAGAACTTATTTCTCTCGTTCCGTGTGCCGTAGAGAAACGCAAGCCATATGTTAATTCCGTAGCCTCAAATTCTACATACCCGTCTGCGAAAGTTATGTTTCTTTCCACCCCGTAAGGGCTTTCGTTTGCCCGTAAAGTTTTTACATGGACAACCCCGTTAATATTGGGGTCCGTGCGAGTGACTTTAGCCACTAGCTTAGTTCCGATGGCAATTGGATTGCTGAACATTTGCTGAATGGAAACGGCCCCACCATCACCTTTAATAATGCCTTGTGCTAATTTATCTTGGTCTAATGGAGTCGAACTACTTACGGACCAATTTGTTGGTAAGTTTTCTTCTTTGGCAAATTCCCATGTTGTTCCTCGGTCTGCCCAAGGTTCCCAATCCCATGTTCCTGTCCATTGGTTACTTGCCGTGTAGGGGTAGTCCCTGGGGTCATCAGGGTCTTCCATTCTTATCAATTCGTTGGCAGAACCACCTCCCCCAACACCATGCAATAGTGTGCCCTGGGGAATAATCGTGCCTCGAAGACTTATGTCAGTTAAGGCAATGAGCTTGACAGGATTTATACCACCCCCCCTAGACGAGCCATCGTTTTCAGGGTCAGCAACATACTGAATATAGGTATTGCTAAAATCTGTATTTAAAAGCTTTTCACCACTTAAATCAATTTCAGTCAAATTAGTCCAAGTTACGGGTTCAATTGTAAAATCTCCTGTTGGGGGAGGTTGCTGACCCCCAAGATTAACAATCGCCACTTCGGCACTTCCCATTCTAATCTCCAGGTTTTTTATCCTGGAGATTAAAGGGTTTATAGTTGAGCCGATGGTTTCGGCAATACTAGCGAGAATTGACATTTAGTTTAATGTTAAAATAATTTTATTATAATAATGACTTATGACACTAGGTTCTGTTGGAAGGAATGTGATTGAAGCCAGATCCCCTCCTCCAATTGCTGACGATGCAGTTGAGTGGTCACTCATAATTGGACTTGATTCATTATACATACCTAATGCCCTGAGAGCAGAGTCCTCAAGGTGTTGGACCCCTGTGGCAATGACCTGATTAATCCCCAGGGTTGCATTCGTTAAGGTTGTTTGAAGAGAAGTTATCTCCAGTGTAAAATCACCTAATTGATATGTTTTATAATATTTGGAGGGATAGTCAGTGGATCCTGTTGTAGTTTCGTAACCAATTTCATCGGCCAGGGGAGTAAATGTTGGGGCACCAACTGCCCATCCACTTACAACTTTCTGCATCGTTATAGTTTCAAATGGAACTGATGACTTTGTTGAATCCAAAGGATGAGTATCAACATTGTCTAGGACCCCGTCACCATCATCGTCCGTATCTGCATTGTTACCTGTCCCGTCCCCATCCGTATCCAGGTGTTCAGTTGAGTCATTTGGAAATGCATCCTCAAAATCACTAATTGCATCACCATCAGAATCCTGCACTTTAGTAACATCGTAACTGAGGTTAAAGCTTTTAATGTACCCCTGATTAGCAAGGTCACCTCCAAGAAATGCGTAATTACTGAGTGAGAATCCGTTTACAAATTGCTGAGTGCTTGAGTCATAGATTTTTCTATACCCAACTTTATTCCCGTTTCGGACTTGAAGCACTAAATCTCCGTTAACAATGTGGACGAAAAGCCCTGCACTTTGCCCGTCATCTGAAGTGGCAAGAGAATACTCAAAACCAGTAATGAAGTAATTACTCAGGCCTGGTATCGTAACTCGTTTACTTTCGGCCATAGCAATATCGTCCCAACCTTGACCCAAATAATATGTACCCAAATTCTCATATATATGAGCCAGGTACTCTCTTGCGTAGTGAGGACCACTACTTTGACTAAGGTCAAGCATTAGATCGCTTGTCCCCCACCCGATAAATGTACTACTAACACTCGTATCGGATCCAGGTTGACCTGCAGGGGTTGTATTGGAGTCTACACTATCCCATACCCCATCCCCATCTACATCAACAAAATTATCATTAACTGATGGGTCTGAATCTACTGCATCGTCAACTCCATCGTTATCAGCATCTACCCCTGATTGTGTATTATCATTTGGGTGTGTATCTACTACATCATCAATCCCATCATTATCAGAGTCTACTCCTGATTGTGTATTGTCATTTGGGTATAAATCTACTGCATCATCAACCCCATCATTATCAGAATCTACTCCTGATTTTGTATTGTCAGTTGGGTCTATATCTATTGCATCATCAACCCCGTCATTATCTGCATCAACTCCTGATTGACTAGGATCGTCAGGATGAGAATCTTGACTATTAATTATTCCATCTCCGTCTTTGTCATAACCAGGCGAATTTTGCAATGCATCATCAATACCATCGTTGTCTGCATCCTGTCCCGAACTTAATGGATCAGTTGGGTCTATATCTATTGCATCATCAATCCCGTCATTATCTGCATCAACTCCTGATTGACTAGGATCGTCAGGATGGGAATCTTCGTTGTTACCTATCCCGTCACCATCTGTGTCTAATTGTTCATTTGGATTATTTGGGAATGCATCGACTGCATCGTCAGCCCCGTCACCATCTGAGTCAACTCCAGTTACACTATTATCATTAGGGTCAGGGTCAGCATTATCACCTACCCCGTCTCCATCTGAATCAGTATCTTCTGTTCCGTCATTAGGGAAGGCATCTGCATTATCCCCTACCCCATCCCCATCTGAATCAGTATCTTCTGTTCCATCATTAGGGAAGGCATCTATTAAATCATCTACCCCGTCATTATCTGCATCCCCAGTTACACTATCATCATTGGGGTCAGGGTCAGCATTATCACCTACCCCGTCTCCATCAGTATCAGTTGTTTCATTTGGGTCATTTGGAAATGCATCCAGGGAATTAATAACCCCGTCCCCGTCTGCATCTGCTAAGGGACCATCAGTTAGATCAGGATCCACTCCATCAAGAATATTATCTCCGTCAATATCCTCATTTGCATTTGAAATTCCATCACCATCTGAATCCAAAGATCCAAGAAATTGAGCTTGAAACTCAGCAAAAGTGCCCAGGTTGTTTATGCTTGAATCGAGATTCGCTTGTGTTGCAATTGCTACCCAAGTAGTTCCTGAAGAAATGTAATTTATTTTAGTATCAACTGCGATTGCAACCATTCCTGGGAATGAACTTGCGAGAGGAAAACCTGCTAAATTTGCAAATGAATTGGAAGAGTAAATCTTTCCAACACTTAATTCTGCCAGGGCAAGACCATCATTAGTTAAGGACCACTTTCCTGTAACATTATTAAAATGTAATTTGGCATCATCGGCCTCCACCATTACTGGGTCACCATTCCCGTCAACACCATCCTGAACTAGTCCCCTGTTGATTGTAATGCCTGCCTCACTTGCAGTTACACTCCCGTCTTGAGCTTTATTTAATTCTATAAAATTGTCAGAAACTTCAACACTAGTTGTGTTTACAATGTTAGTTGTTCCCTTCACATCGAGTGAAGAAACAACTAATTTACCCTGGATGTTTGCACCCCCTTTAACATCAATGATATTTGTGCCATTGGCTTGACTAGTAGCATCTCCAAACTCTGCCCTCATGCCTGAGAGTTGTGCCAGGGCCGAAACATTTTGTGCCCTGGCATCACCAACGGCAGTAAATGTACCCCCGATTGAGAGATTACCCGAAAGGTCCATTGAATCCCCTGAAACATGATTAACACTAAATATCGATGCTGAAAGACTAACTAATTGTTCCCCTATCGCACCAAGACTTGCCTTAGTTGCATAATTCTCAACCAGGGTTGTGGTGTTAGTATAATTATTTGCCAGGTTATTTTTGTCGGCAAATAGGGCAACACTTTCTGATTTTGTATATCGGTCCCCTAATCCTGAATTTAAAGATACTTGGGTACTGAATAAATTATTGGCCTGGGTTTTAGTGTAGTGACTGATTAAAATATCTGCTGATTTTGTATAAGTGCCTAAACTTACCTGGGTCGCAAATTCTGCTTCTGCTTCTGCCCTGGGCATTGCCAAGTTAGATATATTTTGAACATTACCTAAGCTTACTCGTACTGCATTAAATTCAAGACCGATAAGGCCTGCCACTTTTTCTAAAATCTTCATATTATCGTATTATTAAATGTTTGCTTAAATAGTTCAAAATCACCCAAGTCAGAATAATGGGTAATGTCTGCAGTGTTATCCAGGTCACTAGAATCCAGGGTAATGTCACCATTCGTTTTGCCTGCCACGCTCTTCACTGGTGCAGTGTTAAATAGCTTTGCAACAGATAGTTTTTTTGTAACTGGGACCCCTCCATTTGGAGCATCCACAACTGGGAAAATATCATCGTTGGTAATATCCAGGTCACCAATGGCAGGTAGTTCTGTAATTTTGACATTTGGCATATCATCCCTGGACAATTACTGGATTGCCATTTATGTCATTTATTATTCTACCATTCTCATCTGTTAGAAATTCAGTTGCCTGAATCTGAACCACACTTGGAGGTTCGGCAGAATGAGGGTGATCTACGGGTAGGTCCACTTCCCACTTGTGGGAAAGGTAACCTTCAACTACTTCAACAATCGCAGGGTCTACACTACCAACAGAAACAATTTCGGCCATTTTCCCTTCAGGGAATTGAGATTCACCCCTGTTTGCCATTATTAAAAGGTCCTGGTTTGCTATAACACCAGGAGTAAGGTCCACCCCTGAGTCTATTTCAGTACCATTTAATTTAATTGTAACCAGACCATTTGCCTGGTCTATAATTATAGTAAAAATAGAATAGTCAGTAATCTCAACATTTGAGAATCTTAATTGAATCGGTGCTTGAAGATTCTTTAATAATCTTCCGTGGAACTTATTATTGGCCCCACCCTCTAATTGCCAATTTCCCTTGTGAGAAATTAATGCATCGGAGGTGGAATCAACCACATCCGATTTTGCAATTAACACCCAGGCCTGGTCCCCCGTGGGGATATTTGCCTGGATCCTTCTCATGTGTCGGTCCCCTGAGAAATGGTTCACTTTTAAACTATTCCTAGTAAAGGTGTTTCGGTTGGGGCCTGGGCCAACAGGGGCTAAGTGATTATTGTTACCACTCAGATCTTTCCACCTGGTCACCAGGTTGTTTGTCACATTGTTTGATGCATCATCGGAAGCATCAAACCATGCTAATGTGTCAATGTCTCCAGGGGTCCAGTAACGGACATTTCTTATTAAATTTCTTGAAGTATTTCCAAGACCCAGGGCATTCCCAAATGAAAGTCCAAGGGTCATTTATAATACAAAATTGCAGTGCCCTGGGAAATGGTTACGGAAGAATATTTTCCGTAAATAATTACTCCAGGAGGAATTACCTGATTAGTAAAAGAGTCAGTGGTTTGATCAATATTTGTCAGCACTGGCCCAAGCATTACATCGTCAAGGCATTGTATTGCAGTTATAGGACCTGTCACCAATCGAGGACCACGAACTAGTTCACCCCCATTTTGACCTGTTAAATTATTTACATTTACATTTCCCATATTTTAAGTGGTTTGGAATATATTCCTGGTTTGATTTAAAGTGTAATTTCCAACCAGGGGAGTGTTTTGATTCTGTAATCGCTCAACCCTGTCTATCTGTTTTAAAAGTGCTTCTTCAGCCCTGGCCTCTTCGGCCTGGGCTTTATCATATTGGTTATCTCCCCTGAAAAAGTCAGACAGGATCCCTGCTACCAGGTAACTCTGAAATATAACGGGAATGTCTGCAGAATTTTCATCATACGGAGTGAATGGTATTTTCTTTAAAACAAAAATACTCGCAACAGGTGTTTGAATATTAACCTGAACCCTGGAATCAATTAATGTATAAAATAGGGTTCTTGCAGTTATATCAGAATACGGATTTTTATCGTAGACATTTAAAATGTCATAATTTACCTGGGGAGTTGATTTACCATAAGGAGCATTGTCTGCTAAGGCTAATTCTCCAACCTGTATTAACTCAGGCCACTTTGCCCTGGACCATGCATCTCGTAATCGTAAATTTAGTGAATTTACGAAGAAGAATTTGTCCGTGGCATCCAGGGTAATTAACCCTGCCTGGGCCTGAAAACTTTTCTCCAAATCATCATATGTAATTACATCCATTATCCTCGGCCCTGTCCTGGTAAAGTTACTGCCTGGGCCTGTCTGCCCTGATGGCGATTAAATTGTGACCTGGGTCTTTCCTGGCCAATATTATTACGATGTTGCCTTCCACTAGACTCCAAATTTTCAATCGCCCTGGTCAACAAGTTGTCTGCTACCTGTTCGTCTATGATTGATTTTTGATTTTGCCCGTCAGATTTTAAATAATCACAATAGGCCCCGTGTGTGCAGTATTCTAAAATGAACCTGGGAATTTCAGGTGTGTCACCTGCTTGGGTTCCAAAATATCCAGTTGTACCATTTGGGTTGGATATTGTTTTCACTACCAGGTCAAAATCCTTTTTGTAAGTTACAAAAACATTGTTCCCGTCCAAATCAATTGTTGAAATTATCTTAACTGAAGGAGCATTGAAAGTATCCTGGTTTTTTACGAAAATGTATTCTGAAGGGTTTAAAACTTTGTTCGGATCTTCCTTCTGAATTGATAGAACCTGGTCAGCATCGAATGCCAGGGCAACCCCTGCACCAGGAACACCTGGAGGACTTAAAGTTCTAATGTTATTTGATGTTAATAATAACTGCTCACCTATTACCCTAAATTCAGGCCAAGGGTAGGCATCAAATGCAGTTTTAAATCGTTTTCTGATATTGTCCCTCAGTGCCATTTCATCAAAGTCCTGGAGTACCTCAAGGCCCGTTAAGGCCTTGTATCTATCCTGAACTACTGAGTAAGGGTCTGTAGGGTAGTTTGCCATTTAATCATTCTGAATCCTGCATTCGGGATTATCACGCATGAAGGAATCTCGGCTCCCTTTATCGTCCCAAAAACCAGGATCATTTTGCTCCATTCTTACAAAAGTTGTTAAATCAATTGCCCCTGTTGGTTTCATGTTTTTTAAACTAGTCCCCTTCAAATGCTCATTATTCTTGGCAACCTTCCGTTGTCGTTTCATGTAGTTCTGCTTTTCATAATATGCAGTTTTATTATTTTCACGGGCCAAATAATCATTCAGTTCATTGTCTGACATTGATTTTTTGGGTCCTTTAATTATGATATTTAAACTCATGGTATTAAAAAAAAGGGGGGACCCTTACCCCACGAAAAGGTCCCCCCAACTAGGATAACTATAAACCTAGATTAAATTATTGAACCAAGGGGTCGGCCTGCACTGGTAGGAGTCATGGTGAACATTGTGCGAACCAATCCTCGTTTACCTGCTCCATCAATGTCCTCAAGGTCAATCGAACGAATACCTTCAAGGAAACGAAGAGTAATGTGATTGTCAGAAGGAATGATGTACGCTCGACTACGAGAAGCGTTATTTAATGCATTTCCTGAAGTTCTACCATTAAGTAAGGTCGGCACCAAGTATACTCGGCCCCAGTCAGAAATATACTCTTGGACCTGCAATTTGAGTACCCCATCACCAACATTTTGAGTCAACTGGTACGAAGGGGAACCTCCACCAACGTTGGTTCTCGTCATGTCAGCAATCTGATTTAAAACGGAAGGTCCTCCGATTAATTTGTAACTAGTTGCAGATCCACTCTGTTCAAATATTGATTGCAGTAATCCACGAAGATCATCTTCAGTCATTACTCCACCATTTCCTGTCATATCAAACCTTGAACCTGCTACTGAACGATAACCCTGTTGAAGGACAGACCCATAAACACCATTTGCAGTGTTGTTGGTAGGGTTTGTCCAGGCACCTAAAGCACCAAGTTTATCACCTGTGCGAGGTTGTGCCACACCTCCAATTGGTGCAGGGATAGCAGATACTGCCATTTCACTATCGGAGCAGATTAAAGCTTCACAATCTCGTTTTAACTCGATAAGTGCCCGTGCTTTACTTTGTGCATAAAGCCCTGAAGGACCTGCAACATCTACTGCCTCTGCTTGAGGAGAAACGCTGAAAGTTCTTTGCAATTGTTGAATGCGATTTGCAAAACGGCATCGCTCGGTTGTTTTGTCTACAAAGTCACCCCCGAATGCGAGTGGTTTTCCATCTGCAACACCAGGAAAAGAAACCTCGGAAAGGTCATCTACCATCCATTCAGAAAGCATTGCTTTTGCTGATGGACCCCTGGAGAGCATTGCGAACATAGGTGTTGATTCTACTGCAGTTCTGCGAAGTGTGTTGTCTAAGGATTCTCTAGCACCCCTTACGGATGGTCGATCACCTAGTGAATATGAAGTTGCTTGTGCCATGATATGTTTTGTTTAAATTTTGTTATGATAAAAATGCGATTAATTGATCTTCGGTTACATTTCCGTTACCCAGGATTTTAGATTTGTTTTTTACTTTTTTGACGGGAGGTGATACCTCGCTAAAAGGTTCAACAGGGGGCATTGGTTTAGCAGTTTTCTTAACTACTTTTTTCGGTGCCGTATTCCTGGACTTAACTGCTAAAACTCCTTCAACTAATAAACCTTTTAGGTATAATTCGTTAGGTAGATCCTTCAGTGTTTTGAACCTTGGGTTTTCATTTATGGAACTGAGTAGTTTGAACCCTTCCGATGCTTGATCTTGCAAGAATGGAAATGATTGTGTGGCCTGAGCATTTGAACTATCTCTCTCCTGGAGAAATTTTTGCCTGGCAGGGATTAACTCGTCTAAACAATCTTCTGAATTGTTCCGAATTTCCTTAATCTGCTCGGCAGTGTACTCAACACCATTTTCCTCAACGAAAGATTCACCCTCGTATTTCCGTGCCCACTTTTTTGCATTGATTGCCTCCTTACGAAGGGTTTCCAATTCTTCAAAAGTTTCTACTTCATTTACACCAGGTGAATGTGCTTTTTCTTCACTCTTAGATTCCCTCAAACTTTTTAGTTCATTCGATATTGATGCGAAATTTTCCTCGGCAGTTTTTGCTCTGCTTGTCAATTTCCCTATCTGTTTAACTAATTTCTGAACGGATTTTGGAGTCTTAGGTTCCTCTGATTCTTCTGATTCTTCTGATTCTTCTAATACATCAGTCTCATCAGTCTCATCTTCCTCGTCTTCCTCGTCATTTGATTGTAAAAGAACATTTTCTTCTTCACTTGCCTCTTCTGCTTCTACCCCCGATTCATCAGTGGTAACATCTTCGACTTGTGACTCAGCAACTGGATCCTCTTGGGCTAAAAAGCCTAAAAAATCATCATCACTGAGATTCCCTTTTGTTTCTGTTGTCTCTGTTGCTTGTGAAACGGCAACCTCGTCATTATTTGTAATCTGCATTTTTTTATTATGTCGCTTTCATAGACTGCAGGTTTTCACCTGCCTAAGTCTTAATTTTAACTTACAAAATTAAAATTTAGACTAAGTATCGGCAGAAAATTCGATCACATCATCTCCCAACCATTCGTTTAATCCTTTTACAACTGATTGAACAATTTCCTCTTCTGACAAGTCACTCTCTTCAGCATAGCGATTGCAAAGCACAATCACTGAAGATACTATTTGCCCTTCAGGATCTGTTGGCCCTGGCATCGTTAACTTCCCGTAAGAAAGTATCCAGGACAGAAACACAACCTGCAATATGGGCCAAAACTTGTGGATTTTCTACACTGGCAGTTTGGCTTAGATCTGAGATATAACCCTCACGATATTGTTTCAAGTGGTCCATTAAAAATTCAAACTCAGGCCTATCTTCCAGGCCTAAAACTGCTTCTTCTAAACTATCCATTTTGTTGTGGTGCCTGAGATGTTCCAGGAACATTACCTGGAGGTGCCCCTAGCTTGCCCGTCAGAGCGTTTTTTCGTTGTTGGGCCTGGTGGTCAATTTGCTTAATATAATTTTCTAACCTGGCCTTGAACCCTTCATCAGACTGCAATCGTTCTTGAATGTCCTGACCTGGAATTTCTTCCGTTCCTTCAAGGTATCCCTGGACAACTTGTTTACGCAAATCTGTGTTTGCATTTTCAGGAGCATTAACAACCTGGCCTGATGCGATTTTAGCTAAATCAGAACTAGTCTCTTCAATTTCCTTATCGCTCGATGCCTGTTGGGGCATAATCAATCGGTCTGCCAAATTCGGGTCAATTGCTTCAGCAAATAACTTCATTAATTCCCCAAAGTTAGCTTGCCCTTGCCTGTCGTACTGAGCGAATACTTCACCCAGTGCTTTTAGTTTATCAAGAACTTTTTCCTGGTCCAACGAGTCAGCATTAAAGGTTAATTCAAAATCAAATTTTTCACTGGTTTCTTCAAACGCAACTTCCAGGTCCTGTTCATTTCCCATTGCCCTGGTCCATTGCTCTGCACCTCCGTAGGTGCGTTGCAAATGCCAAATCTGTTTAAGCACTGGCCTCCAGTTAGATAACCACATAGATACCATTTCTTGACGAATCAAGTTTGCTTCAACCTGGTCTTCAGCACTGGTTGGTCTGCCTGCAATTTTGTTGGCAATCATTCGCAACTCATTTTCCACTTCACTTGAAGCAGGGGATTGAGGAGGAATATCCATAAAGGAAATTTCACCTGGTCTTCTGACTGGAACAAAACTACCAGGTCCAATCCGTTCAGGTTTTCTTCCAACCAAATAAGTTATTGGTGGAATTGTAGAAAGTGATGCTCGGTCAATTCGTGAATCAATCTCAACCTTAATGGCCTGCTCGTAAGGTTGTAAAATCTCACATAATCCCCTGGAATCCAGGATCCGATGGTTTATCGCTTCTCTGCAGAAACTTGTAAAAGGATATTTACCCTGGGAGTAAGATGATAATTCGTGCTTTGCATAATTGTCCGAATCTTCAGAAAAAATCGTGTGACTAATTAATGGCACCCCGTCCTCATCTAGTTCCCTCCTGTAAACTGATACCAACTTTATCAATCCCTCAAAGTGTTCAAGGTCATCATGGTTCCTGGATGGAAAATCAGTGTAGTCACTGGAAGGAGCGTTTTGATTGCTCTTTTCGATTAACTCGTCAACAAACTCAGGGTCAAAACCTTGAGTGAAAATCATTTCTTTTAATGACTCAGGTGAGTGATGGTGAATACAATATATTGCCCTGGCATTTTGAATGTCAGATAAAACATTTGAATCAAAAATTATGTCCCTGCCAATTTCGTAACTTTTTACGGAGGGTCGATTTACTACCATTCTTTCTTTAGGAATTTCGGCCTGCCCTGTCGTTGCCAGGTCCTTAATGATTTTGTTAACCCGTTTCTTTTTTAAATTTGGAAATGCCTGGGAAAGTAATTCCCTGGCAGACTCGTCTTTTGCCATTATGGACTCTGCTAATTCAGGGGCCTGCTCGGCAATTTCCTCCAGGGTAATTGCCTCGTAAAACCTATCAACCTTCCTGGTCCAATAAGTGCCTAAAATACCATTTCCGTACATGAGAACATTATTCGCAAGTATCGAGCATTCCCTGTTAAATTCTTCCATCTCTGAAAGGGTCCATTTAAGGAATTTTGATACCAGGGAAGAAACCCTAATATCAGTGGGTTCAGTTGGAACTGCCTTTAAGTTTCCACCTGATACGGCCCGTTTTAACATTGCTACATCGGAACCAACAATTTGATCGATTAAGCCAACTGCCTGGTCTGAAGCACCTTGCCAGGGAAAAGCATCCTGACCCTCCTTGCGATTGGTCTTGTAGTTTCTGCCTGCCCAGGCACCAAATCGTGTATCCCTGGCAGTATCGCTTTTGTCCTTATAGAAGGAAAGGTTTACCCTGCATCTTTCCAGGTCATCCTGGAGGTGAGGTATATCGGGTTCGTCAGAATAAATTTGTTCATTTGGTTCATCCATCCAATCCTAAGTATAAATCAAAATCTTTGATTTTAGACTGGAACTTTCTTAATGCAGATTGTTCTGCTCTATAGATAACCATTATGTCAGTTCCACAAAACTCTGCTATCTGTTTTAATGTTTTGGGGGCATAGTCTTCTCCTGGTTTAGTTAGGGATGCTTCACGCACAACCATGTATCTAAGCAGTGTGTCAATCCTGTCAGCACGGCCCTGGCTTGACTCATAGGACTCTGCAGGTTTTTTCATCAACTAATTCCAGGGTAACTTCCTGTCTCAATTTATATAAGTAACCAGGTTTCTTTACGGCAATTGTTGTTATACCATCATACTCAACCTGAATTAACCTGGCATTGACCAGTAACCTGGTCACCTTAGCACTTTGGTAACGGGGGTAGTGGTTTGAAGGACTTTTCAGTTTTCTCTTTATGGTCGAAACTGAAATTTCAAACTTCTCGCTTATCTTCTTATATGTCATCCCTTCATTACGAAGGGATTCAAGTTCTTCTTTTGTTACCTTAACCATATTGCTTTTTTGTTAGTGGTTTTATGTTTGACTTTTTTACCAGGTAAAAAGGGGTCACTCCTGAATGAGAGACAAACCCCTTGGACTGGAGATGTTTCAAGGTAGTGTAACCATGAATAATTGCCTCCTGTTCTTTTATCTGTTTTGCCAGGTCAACCTGAGCAGTTTGCACAAAGGCATAATAGTCAGGTTGGTTCTTCAAAGTGGTTGCCTGTTGGTTAATGGCAAAGGTTTCTTTGTCACTGGTTTTTACATCGAAAGTCTTCCCGTTGTTTAATCGAAAATCATACCATTTTGAACTGGTCCCAGTGTGTGTCCTGGTTTCCCAGGTAAAGTCAGGGAAGAAATTAAAAAACTTAGCAAAAGCCAATTCTCCAATGCACCCCTGCAAACTTTTTGCTATGGTCATGCTAGGCCTTTTTACTGACCTGTTATGCGAAGCACGGAGGGTTGAAATAATAAGCAGGTGTTCAATCTCGTTGGGTTCAATAATTATTTTATGCATTAGTATCCTCCCGATTCGGTTATTCGTAATTCTGAGTCTTCCAGGTAAGAATAATTTCCTATGGCAACATATCTCAGGCAATCAGGTGGATCTTTGCAGACCCCCTTCAAACCATCATCAATCTTGTAGTTCATACAACAGAATAGGGTGTTTCCAACCTGGTCGGAAAAGAACAACCTGGGTTTGTTTACCAGGTCAATTGGTTTGCTTTTGTCATAAGATAAAAGCGAATTGATTGCCTGCAATCCATCTTCAATAGGTAACCCTTCAGCAGGGTAAACATTTATATTATGGTCCTGTAAGTCACTAATTATGTTACTGGTCCCCTCGCTTTTAGCATAGGTTGCAGATCCCATCCTGGGGTCAATAATTATTTCCACATCATCAGTGCAACCCAGTATTTCATCATCAGATATGCCCTTGAGCATATCTCTGATGATCTTGGCATAATCCCCGATTCCGTTGCCATTTGGTTTAGAAGCATCTCCTGGAACACCCTTCTCACCCCTGTCAAGATCTGCCCATTCTCCAACATCTACACCAGGCCACTCCTTTAAAACCCAGTGTACTCCAAACACATCAACTGCAACCAGGATCATAAACCAGGATTTACTGCCTGCAGGGTCAATGCTCAGTATATACTGGCAGGGGTTATTCTTTTTATCCTTTATGCAGGGTATATCTTCGTGCTTCTTGACTACCCTGTCGTCCAGGTTAACGAAAGTGGTGTTACTGGGTTTAGTCGGTAATCCATAAGCCCTGGTCAAAACTTCATCCCGTCTGGCCCCTTCCAACTGCATTTTCATGGCAGGCCAACCCCCGTAAGGGTTGTCTGCCGTATGGAAATATAATATCTGTGCGTTTTTGCGTACAGGTTGTTGTACAATCGGGACCCGTTCTCCAGGTAATAATTCTGCTTCCTTGTCTTCCAGGGTAACTGCTCCTGATAGAAAACTAGCAACCACATTGGTCCATCCTGAAATGGTTGTAAATGTACTGATCACCCTGGCAGGGATCCCTGTTTTAGGATCGGCCCTGGATAAACACCTATACCTAGCAGTATTTAAGAAATTTTGGGGCACCTCTTCGTCAAACCATACCCCAATATTATGTGTTCCAGGTTTTACCTGGTCCTTACAACCCACTTCACCCCCCTCAATAGTCTCAATGTTTTGGGACCAGTTACGGAATACGCAGGTGCTTCGGTTGGGTAAAATGAAACTACTGGAAGTATACCCGTTCTTCTGCGAATAGGAGACATAATGAACCCTACTTCTGCCCAGGTTCTTAAATTCAGCAGGTAGGTACTTATGCACCACTGCCTGCTGATTCGCTATGCTATTTTGACTGGTAGCAGTAAAGCACCATATAACACTGCCAGGGTTTGCTACCAGGGAGTTAACTACCCTCTTCGCAATTGCCTCGGTTTTCGATGAACGATTACCACCAAGCAGTAACAATTCTGCCTTTTCTTCCAGGATTTTATCCACCTTTTTCCAGTGTGGTAATTCTGTACCATATCGAAAAGGGTCTTCCCGTTCTCGCTCAATAGCACCCTCTCTCCTCTCCCAATATTCTATCAACTTTTCAGCACCCATTTGGATCTGCTCCTCCTGGGTTGGAATTTTTAATATTGGATGTGGGGACCAATCAAGTGCCATGTAGCATATTGTAACAGGGTTTTTACAAAACGCATAGGGTTGGCCAGGTGTGGATTATCGATATTAATTAATCACACCTTGACTTTACCCCCTGGCTAATTGTCAAAATTTTTTCATTTGAGATAATCGGTCGAAGGAACGCAAGTCGTTCAAAATCAACACCCCCTCCCCCCCCTTCCTGACAATACCTGACAGACATTATCCAGGACCTTACCTAAGTTGCTATTCCTTAGTAAGATAGCAACTCAACCCAATGGATACTATAACCATTTAATGCCAGGGGGGGTCTGTTTTTTACCTGGGTCCCTAGACGATTGAAAATCTTTTCAATATACTTGCACCAATAAAAACTATGACCAACCCAACCAACCAAACCCCTGATGCCTGGGTGATTACCCTGGAACAAATAGTCGTGCCTGGTGCCAATGTTACGGAAGCAACAAGCAATGCCCTGGTCCACCTGACAGATAAATTTTTAGGGGGTGAACTACCACTAATAATTAAAGCAGAAAGAAAACCCCTGGAGGAAATACAAAATGATAGCACCATTGAAACCAACTAACACTGAGTTACCTGATATGATCCTGGAGCATCCTGGACTCCATGTATTAACACCTGAATATAATTCATGTATAATAGGCATAGATGATCTTCTTGAAAGAGTCATCTATGACCTGAACAAAATGATCGACATAATTGCCCTAGATCCAGACTTAACCAGGGAAGATGCCTGGGAACATTTTTACTTCAATATCCAGGATTGTATGCCCCTTGATGTTAAGCCCATCTATGTTCACACAATAACCCATGATGACCATGCCAACAAAGAAGAAAAGAAAAGCGATAATACCTGATAACCTGCCTGCTCTGACAACACCTGAAGAAGTGTGCCCTTCATTATTTACAGGCAATACCCTGGCAGAGAAGGATCCTGAAAGGTATGCCAAGGTTGTCCAGGAACTTAGTGAAGGCAAAGCATTAACCAGGATAGCCAAGGATAACAAGTGTGCCCCTGAAACCATCACTGCTATTGCAAAGAGGGAAACTAAAACCATTGATAAGGTGCAATCCCTGACAATGGGCCTGACTAGTTATGCTAGTCAAGCCTGCCTGATGAAGATAATAGAGAAATTAGAATCTGATCAAATACCTGCAGGGGTGTTACCAATAGCATTTGGCATCCTGAGAGATAAGGAAAAGTCAGACTTAGGCCAGGCAACCAGTATTGTTGAGCATAAGAAGGTTGTATCCCTGGATGAAGTGCAAAAGGAATTAGATGCAATGAAGGTAACACCTGTAATCGATGTTACCCCTGATTCTTAACTTACCTGCTAATATGCAACCTAAGTTCCCTGTTAACAATGTATTACTCTCTGCTACGGGCTTGGTGCCCTAGCAGAGAGTATTTTATCAAGAGTCTACCTGTTCTGCAATTGTGTCAAGGAGAAAATTAGTACGGGGTGAAGTTATTTGCCTAAGCTTCCCTGAAAACTCAGGGCCAATTGCTTCGTGAAGGTCAGGTAATGTGTCACCCATATTTAAACAGGAATCAATGCACCATCGGATGATTTTAGACAAATCTACATCCATTTCTTCTCTTAATTTATTAATTCTGATGAACTGATCGTTTGTTAACACGACAGATATTCTTTTATCGTCACTGGTCATAATTTGTAGGGTTATTAACAAGCTAACCTGTCAAGAATTATTTTCTTAATATGTATTAGCCTGTTCATTAGGTGCGTCATACTGAAAAACAGAGGTGTATGTCAACCCTGTTTTCATAATTAATAAATATTCATAACTATTCATCAATGTTATGAACCTGACATAAATGAGAATATTTGTGTTGAAATGAGAATATTATTTCATCTTAATAGGAATCTCACCCACATTAACAAAAAACAAAAACTATGAAGATTGGTACTCCTAAAGTTAGCCCAAAAGTAAAACTCAAAAAGGAATTTATATCCGTGCATTTGCCCAAAGGATATAAACGAAAACTACAACAAATGGCATTTGACCAGGATAGATCCTTATCCTCATTGGTTAAAAGGCAGATAGACAAACTCCTAGTGGAAAATGAAAATGTTTAAAGAGGAGAATGTTTTAATCTACATTGGTTTTGGCCTGTCCATAATAGTTTGGGCTTACATCGTATTTGCATTTGCCCTGGCAATATTTGGTGGAGGTTCTTCACTATGATTACCATTGCAGTGGATCCTGGCATGAGTGGTGGATATGCAATATGCTCAGAACACAATGTATGTGTGGCAGAAAACTTCACTACAATGGCCGACTTTCTCGATGAAATTCGTCCATACCTATTAAATGATACGGAACCTGTCCAAATGGTCCTGGAGGATGTTCCCCCATTTGTGGGCAAGAATATTCCATCATCAGCAGGTTTTAAACTAGGAAAGAATTGTGGTCAATTTGAAGGCCTGGCAATGGGCCTGGGGATAGCCTGCCACTTGGTTAGCCCAAAGGTATGGCAAAAGGGATTACCCAGGTTGCAAAAGAGTACAGGGCCTCAACGGAAAAGGATCCTGAAAGAACACGCACTAAGGTTGTATCCAAAATTAAAGGTTAACCTTAAAACTGCCGATGCAATTTTAATCGCACACTGGTTTTTTAATAAATAATGGAAAAATCAAATCCTCGCACTCCAGGGGCACAACTTAGTGTGTGCCTACCTATGGAACTTAAAAAAAATCTAATGGTCCAAGCTAATGCTGAGGGCATAAGCATGACCAAATTCGTAATAAAAATACTAAAACAAAACCTGAAATAATTATGGCAAAGTTCAAAATAAAACCAAAAACAGGAGGATCTAACAGATCTTGGGACCTATCTGGTCAACCTGCAGAAGAAGGAACATATCCTGGTATTCTCCTGGATATACTTGATAACGATGAAGTGCTTGTTAAAGACTTTAATAATCCTGGCGAAATGCTTGAACGGGATGTTACCAGGTTCTTATTCGCATACAATAATGACGAAGGTGATACCTGCCTTTCAATGACAGGGGAAATGACTCAGTCTGCTGACGAAAGAAGCAACCTGGTTAAAATACTCACTGCTATTCGTGGTAAATTGCCTCCTTTGGGTGACCCTGAATACGATTATTGTGATGAAATTGGCAAGAAAGTAATGGTCACTATCGCTACACGCACTTCTAAATTAAATAAAGAATATGGGTTCGTGCAGTCTGTTGCTAAGATCAGCAAAAAACTTGAGGACGATGTTCCTTCAATTAATGCTGAAGTACCTGGCGAAAGAAGATCACCTATACCTGATTGGATAAGTGAGGAAGAAGAAGAACCTGCCCCTAAGAAAAAGGTTAAGAAGAGTGCCCCGAAAAAGAGTCAGGACGATGATGAAGAGGATCCCTTCTGATGCCTCATTGTTATGATAAAGAGGGAAACCCCCATTTTGACCTAACCCCTGCAAAAGCCAAAAAGGCAGGCCTCTATTTCTCTGTAACTGAGATACAGAAAATAGAGTCTGCCCCAGGGCTTGAAATGTGGAAACAAAATCGGATGATCGAGGAAGCATTTAAAAACCCTGCTAAAATGGATGAACCTATTAAGGACTTTCAACGAAGGGTCAAGAATGCTCTCTACGGGGATGATTCTGCTAGTAATCTAGGGACCAGGATCCATGATGGAATTGAGTCAGTGTTGCTAGGTGAAAAAACCATCAAGCAAATTAATATTGACCTGGTGCCATTTGTAACCCCTGCCGTTAATTACTTTAACGAAAAAGGGTTCAAATTAGAGGAATGTGAAAAAGTTGTGGTCAACCAAAAAGAGGGGTACGCAGGGACGGCAGATATTATCGCTTACACAAAAGGGGGCCAACCTTTTATTCTGGACTGGAAAAGTACCAAGAAAATCCCGTCAACACCTTATCCAGGACAACCTGAGCAAATTAGTGCTTATGCTTGTGCCCAGTGGGGGCAACAGGCACTAAATAACCATGAAGTGTGGGGTGCTAATGCTTACATAAGCACCACTGAGTTTGACGATGATGGAATGGCAAAGTTCAGGGTTCATTCGTACAAACCTAGCAAACTTGAAGAGTGTTTTGAGACATTCAAAATAGTCAATGCTTTGTGGCGAATTAGGAACAAGTATGACCCTCGATCTTGAGGAAACAATAATTTTGGTCCAACAAGGGACCAGGTACAAAGTTCGCTACTGGAATGCCGTAATGGGTGAACAACCCGTAGGTCCGAGGTTAGCCAGGGGGGACACTTTTCCCACCCTGGCAACTTCGGCCAAAACTAAAATGGAAGGGGAAGAATTATGCAAGAGATGGAAAATGTGGCTCATGGCAAGGCCGAAAAGGAAGATGCCGAGAAGGAAAGTTTACTCATAGAATCTGCTAAGTTTCGTGAGGAATCGATGGAACGATTCTTAAATAAAGCCAGGGCTAAATATGACAAAGGCCAACAGGAACATGGGGGCCTGCTTCCCGTTGATGTAAAAATTAATGACTTGGAAGACGAGGTGATTGACCAGTGGTTTTATCTTCAGGCAATTAAGACTAAAATAAATAATTTGTGTCCTGAACAGGAGGTTGAGTTTTATGGAAGACGAGAAACAACAAACTCTTGAACTAAATACCCAGGAAGTTTTGGCCCTGGGTGGACATTGCGAGATTACTAAATCTGAAAATCAGATAAAATGTGAGCAATTGGCAGATGAAATATACAGACTCCAGGCCTGGCATAGGGCCAGGATGGAGTCTAACGGGTCAAGGAAAATTGCCCTGGAAAAAACTATAAAGCAATTAAATGCAATACTCAGAAAGTTCAGTTGAGGAAGAAACTTGTTTGGCCCTGGCAAGGTTATGGGATGACCCAACGCAAAACAACTTCGACTGCCCCTGGGATTGGAAGCAACAACAATTAGAAAGTGAATACATGGCAAAATTAAAAAGGGGATCTAGTCCCCATGACAAACTAGCAAAACTACTGGATAACATGGATAGGGAAGGATTCGGTTACCATGTATCAATTGTAAAAACGGCAGGTATTTTAAACTCCTGCAATGTGCCTCCTGAAAAGGCCATTGAAATGATGCATAAGGCATCCGAGAAGGTTACCAGGAGGGAATTAGAACCAGGGGAAATTGAACGGGCAGTTAATTACTCGTACCAGTCATCAGGGGAACCCTCCAGGTATGTAAAACCTAAGAGAAAAGTATCCAATGAATTGATAAATGAATTTGGATGCAGGGGGGACATAGATGACCTTCGTTCCCGTTCCGATGAAATACCTAGTCAGTGCAATATTATGTGTAAATTATATGATGCTGAAACTTTACTTCATTTATCTAAAGAAGTGTTCAACGGGAGGGATGTTAAAAGCAGGGAAGACTGGTTGCCCTATCTAGCAGATGATCAAGCAGAACCCTACCAATATATTTGTCCCAACCCCCTAAAGGGTTTGGACAGAGGAAGGTGCCTGGACAACATTTTATCCAGGAAGTTTGTGGTGTTTGAATCTGATCACCCTAACATTGCAGGGAACTGGGACATTCAGGCAGGGTTAATTGATAGGTTGGCTAAGGATATGCCCCTAAGAATGATTGTGTGGTCAGGAAACAAATCACTTCATGCCTGGTTCCAGGTGGAAGGAAAAGAAGAGAGAAAGGTGTATAAATTCCTTAACCTGGCAACCATGTTGGGAGCAGACTCAGCATCATTAAGACCAAGTCAATTGGTCCGTATGCCCTGGGGGAAAAGAACAGATAATAACAAAGTACAAAAGGTAATATATTATGGATGACACAATAAATTTCGTGAAGGACATGGTGGAACAAACTAAAGGCCAGGGACCCATCATTAACAGACAGGAAAAAACCTGGAAGGACCCAAACCTGGATCCATCAGAGACGGAAGGTTTGCCCCCTATTATCCCTGGTTCAGAATTTCCACCTCAATATGAATTGGTAAAACGGAAACCCCTGGTGGAAAATTTGTTTAGGGTAGGTGATAATGTTCTGCTTACTGCCCCCAGTAAAATGGGAAAAAGTTGGTTCTATTCTACCCTGGCAACATCCCTGGCATCAGGGGAGAAATTCTTGGGCCTTGAAGTAGCAAAGAGCAGGGTCCTAATGCTTGACCTGGAACTGCACAAGGATGATGCCCAGGACAGACTTTGGTCAATTGCTTTGTCCCAGGGTCTGAAGCAGGTGCCTGAAGATCTATACCTATGGTCCCTGCGTTCCTGTGTTTACGATATGGAAACACTGATAGAAGTGTTGCAAGCCAGGTTGGCAGATCTGCCTCCAATGGATGCGATATTTATTGACCCTATATATATGTTGGAAGGGGGTGGAGAATTTGACGAAAACTCTAACTCTGCAGTCACTGCAATGCTCCGTGAACTGCAGGGGATAACTAAACAAACTGGATCTGCACTTCTTCTGTCACATCATTATCGAAAGGGTAATATGGGAAGGGAAAGTCATATTGACAGGTCATCAGGGGCAGGGGCTTTTTCAAGGTTCCCTGACTCCCTGTTGACCTTGTCACATCACAATGAACCCTACCATGCCATCATGGAAGTAACAGGCAGATCCATGCCCCAGGTGAAGGCCCGTTCAGTCAAAATGATTCCCCCTTTAATTACAGGCAGTGATTTACCAGTGGAATTTAAAAGGTATACCACATGAAGAAACAAAAGCATAAATTGAAAGGCCTGGAAAGAATAGAACTGACCAATATCAAACTGAGGGAAATGGTAATAAATAAGAAGCCAATGGAAACTTATTCTTACCAGGCAATTGCTGACTATTGCCAACTTACAAAGGAAAGGGTCAGGCAAATTGAGAACCAGGCATTAAAAAAATTACGAAAAGGAGACAATACAATATTATGGAGGGAATTAAGTTAGAACCCATTTTAATGAGAAGGGTCCAGGTTGCAGACTTATTAGGAGTCTGCACCAGGACAATCAGAAGATGGGAGCAGGCAGGCAGGTTGCCCTGCATAAAGATTGGCAGATCCATTCGTTACAGGTCACTGGATGTTAAAAAATTAATTAATGAATTGAACTACAAAAAAAGATTATGAGTATAGAAATTATAAAAGAAAAAACTACCCTGGAAGCACTGCAGAAAAAAGTGGGAGGGTATATTACACTGGTTGCCCTGGGCAACGGGAATCAATTGATTGTTGACGAAGATGCCAAGCTGAAGGGCAAGATGCCTAACAAGGAAGCATCTGCCCTGGCAGGGGTTCCTATTGCAGGCCCTGCCGTTATCATTGAATCAATAGATTGCCTGGACTAATGAGCATAGACCAGTTTTCAGACAAGCAATATGATTGCCTGGACCAGGCCCATGATTGTCCGATGGAACCTCCCCCTGAATTAGACAGGGACCAACAATGTGACCAGGATATTGAAACCCTTCAAAGCATCCTGGATGAGATGAAGGGCAGGCCAGGTTGGGATGGAACTAAGCAGACATTTGACAGGGTCATCGATTGCCTGGTTCACAATGGTTATGGATGAGAAAAGATGAACGAAAAAAAGGGGCCAACTTTATGAAGGCCCTGAAGATCTGCAAACAAGATATATTAAAAGACCGATTGAGAGATTCTTATATTAAGTTCCTCCAGGGCATCCTAGAAAGATCCGACAAAAAAGCCCTGGTCAGAATATCGAGGACTGACCAGGGCTTTTGAAGAAAGGAAACTTAATGACTAAATTAAATTAAATCTGCCATTATTGTATCATAGGTTATTTGGTTCGCATAGGTTTAATAGACCAAAATATTTCAACCATCTTTGATGGTGATATTTCTTTAGTACCTTTAATCAATGAGCGATAATGCTCATCAATAACTTTACTTGAATTACCTGCCCAATTGGCAACCAGGTCCTTGTTATTGTCATTAGATTCCAGGTAATAACTAATGGCAGTGTGCCGTAGCACATCTGCAACATACTTTGGACGGGACTCATCATTTGATACCTTTGATAAATCATAGTCAATATGGGTGAAATGCTTTCCGTAAACTTTATACCCTGCCCTGGCCCTAACATAATCCTTAATGCCTCTCCAGGATGCGTAAGAGGATGCCACAACGGGTCCTGACTCCTTGGCAAAAGGTTTTACCCAGGCAACACAATTGTCAGGCAGTTTGATAACCCTCCTGGAAGTAACTTTGCCCACTTCGTAACTGATGACCAGGGTACTTTCCTTCTTTCTCCAGGTAAAGTCTGACCAGTCAACTCCATTGCTACCATCAACGGGCCTTAACTCCTGGGGACGAAGGCCTGCAAATAATGACAGGGCAAAGTAAGGCACTGCCTCGTCCCTTAAATGCTTGGGTAGACTATCTACTATGGTCATAAAAGTTTTTACCTGGTCAATATCCAGGGCGATAATTTCTGCCCGTTGAATGCCTGGTGATTTTACTGAATCATCTACTGGAGTTTCTTGCAGGTATTTTCTTGCCTTACACCAATTAAAAAAAGCTTTCAATTTTGTGCGTTCGTTGGTCCTAGTGGTCCTGGAAACAACCCTGCCTGCAAATGGCCCGTAGTCACCCTTTGTGTCACTAATCCATTGGCGAATGTTCTCAGGTGTAAACTCTGAAACTTTTTTACCAGGGAACCAATTAGCTAACTTGGTTAGTTTGTTTGTGACCCCGTCAATATGGGTCTTGGACCTTTTCAGGGTCCCCAATTCGGCAATGTATTCCTTACTTGCAACCTCGATAGTTCTCTCGCTTGCCTCGTCACGATAATTAGAAACTGCCCAATTTAAAAGACCAGTTAAGTTTAACCCTTGCATATCAGGACTTGATTGAAGGATCTTCAATGCAGTGTGAGCATCTGCTTCCTCACTCTTGGTAAGCAGGGTTTCACGAATCTCTGCCCCTGCAATTTTATTACTCACCTGGGTAATCATCTTCTCAGATTCCAGGTTTGCAGTTTCTTGATCAGGGTATTGTTTCCGTACCCGTCCTAAAACGGGGACGGAACCCTGGATTGACCAATAATTCCCGATGAGACGGGGTTGTAATTTTGCTTGCCAAGTAGTCATTAGTTTTTTGAGTTTTTGTAGTAAATATCTTGTAGTGACCCGTTATAATCGGACTTAATTGATTTTATCGAAACAACTTTTGCCAATTCTAAAGCATGACGATTTGCCTCTGCCCTGGTTGTGCAAATTTTTACATTTTCGCTCACCAGGGAAACAGGTTCACCTGTAGCATTTAGAAACATGGTCTTGTCATTTCCTGTAAAGAGGATCCACCTTGGTCCATTAGGGGTTTTGAAGGGTTTTACTAATATGTTCATAGTTTTTAAAGTTGGGAAAAGGACTCAACGGGTTGGATTAATCCCCCTGCTAAGAAGAACCAGGTTCTCTGATAATCAGGAAATTGTCTCGCAAGGTTGGAATCATGGTCATTAAGAACATCAATAATCTTGTCCTTATCTTCCCTGGACAATGAAGTAAGAAATTCTTCAGTGCATTGGAATATGGAAATGGGATCTTCCAGGTCAAATGTGTCATCAGTGTTCTGAGGGAACACCATTCCGTTAGTATCAATCCCTGAGCCAACTGACTCCAGGGTAGTAATTTTAAGATTGTCGCTCATAGTTTTTAAAGTTGGGGGGTTAGATTATATGGAACAAGGGGCTTTAGCTTCGTTTCTTTTTACTGCCTCGTATATTCTTGTTTTCATGCGAGTAGTTTCTCTCTCAACTAACAAATGGTTTTCGCCTTCTAAAAGTTGTTTTGCAATTCTCAACCCCCAGTTTAGTCCAGTCAAATAAGTAGCTTCAGTTTCACCCATTTCAAGTTGAGTTTCATGGTCCCCAATAACTTCCTCACTGAATGTTTTTTGAAAGTCTGCAATAGCATTAATTGTAAATTTATTTTTAAGATTGTCGCTCATAGTTTTTTTGGTATATGTGGGTTATGTTATTTAAATTGGACCAATGCCCTCTGTCAGACAAAGTGTCAGATATATCTGCCCTTCTGTCAACTGAATTGACAAACTTTTTTAATAAAAGTTTTTCAAAATGGCACAAGTCGTTGGTTCCAACAGAGATGGGTCGGTAGCTCAATCGGTAGAGCAGTGGCCTTTTAAAGAAGGTTCAACCCCTGTCAAACAGAGGGTTTGTAGGTTTCATCAGGGGTTTAAGTGGACAAGAGTGGACAGGAGTGGACATTATCTGTCAGCTTTCTGACAGATCCAAAGCACTGGTGTCAGGGAACCAATCACACTTCCTCCTGATTGTTTCCAGGTTGTCATTTTCCTCCACATTATCCTCTTCAGTTAGCCTTACCAATTCTTCAACTTCTTCAACACTTGCCCTGGTTGGATCGAAGAAAAAAGTAAGATCATTCCAGGGTCTTTCCTCGTAACCTGGTATGTCAATTGTTTCGTCTGTAAGAATTATTTTATGGAGTTTCATTTTAAGAATTGGGTAAGTTGTGGAACACCCCGTTTATGCCCTCTTAGCATAGCACCTTGTATATTAGATTCTGACTGATCATACAATGGTTTTTTACTACTTTCCTTTAGGAATTTATCAATGCCTTTAAACCTTTCAGTCCGTTGTTTTATGTCAGGGGTAACACTAAAGTCTTCAGGATCCTGTTTAGTAGTTCCATACTTCTTAATTGTTTCGCTCTTCAATTTAGCAACATCCTGTTTCCATAACTTAGCATGGTTCTTTGCAAAGTCAGGTGCCATTTGCACTGCATTCTTAGGTTTATCAAACATAAAAAAGTCTGCATCACCTGGACCAAGCATTAACCAATCGTAAGACGGGTGTGCCCTGAATTTCTTGTTAGCAAGTAATTTCTTTCTAGCTAACTTTTCATTGTCAGTCATTCTAGCAAATTCTTTGGGGTCATCACCAAAATAAACACCAAACACCCTCTTCTTATTATTTAGGTTATGCTTAGATAATTGGACAACCCCCACAACATCCCCTGCCTTAGCCCCATGATAATCCATTTCAGACTTTAGCAATTTTCTAATGTCAGGAATAAATGGCATCCTGGCAGAATTTTCATCCCTGGGTAAAAAGTAACTAGTTATTTCTGCCCTGGCCTTAAAAGATGAATCTGTAAATGCTTTAGTAAAATCTTTTGCAAAGGATTTTACTTCCTTGTCATTCCACCATTTAGTTTTTCCATAATTCTTTTTAATGTCAGCAAGTATCTTATTTGCTTCATCAACATTACCCCGTGTAAGTTTAGTCTTATACTGAGTCATGTCTTTCAGGAAGGCATTTTCCTGAGCATTAGGTTTACTTTTGGTAAACCTCTTCCTCAGTATCCGTAAAATATTGGCAGTAACTTCCCGTTCCAGGACAGACATATTTTTCCTGTTATCCTGGAAAGACCCAAGCACCCTGGAAAACATATCTTTATTTGAACGATGGGTTTCCTTTTCCATTATCTGAATCAGTGCATGACCATCATCAGTAAGTTTAACCCGTTCAATCATACCTTTAATTGTAGACCACTTTAGGTTTGCCCATTGGGGTCTAAAATCAACCCCGTCAATTGTGACAATTACATCATTGCTCTTCAGGAATGCGTGTAAGGGTCCACCCATGCGAACACCATCAGTATCATGCCTGTCTGCTTCAACCATTGTTACAAACTTATCCTGTAGCCCTGTAGCATCCTTAAACACTACATCAATAATGTTCTTATTCTTCTTATACTGCACACTCTTGTCCCCTGGCAGGTTTAGTAAGGGCATGAACCTAATATCAGGGTTACCAGGAGGGTCATAGAATAATTTACCATCTTCCTGGGGAACACCCAGTCTGTAGTAAATACTATCTTCAGTGAAAACCTTTCTTCCAGTATTCTCTGCAAGTGTTTCAATTAGTTCCCTTTGGGTCCTGTTAGGTTTACCCTCGATGTGAATATTTCTTTCGTGATTGGCAATTCTAATTGCCCCTGCCTGGATCCCGTCTTCCCTAAATGCCCTAAATTTCTTAGGTTTTACTTTTGTTCCCCTGGATGTTCTTCTTTCCTTTCCTTCTGCAATAGCAGTTACTTTTTTAGCGAACGGATGATCAGGATTCTTTTTTACAAAAGTGTTTAGTGTTCCATCATGGTCATTAAATTGTGCATCAATAAATTCACCATCTGCCAGTAACCATCCATCCCTACGGAACTTGGTCTGCATCTTCTGCCCTGTTGCAGGCATGAACCTTATGTCAGGGTTACCAGGTTCAAATATTATCTGTTCCCGTGGCCCTCGGTCCTGGATCAAGGTATCACCTGTCATCATAGCCTGGTCAATTAATTCCCTCTTCAGTCTGCCAGGAATTTCTCCACTGGATTGAATGTAAATATTTTTAGAATTTGGGCTATCCCTGGCGACTCTAATTGCCCCTGCATTTAAACCTGCTTCCAAGACATGAAAACCTTCCTCCTCGCCATACTTTTCATTGTGGTCCTCCTCTGCCTTTTTCATCTTCTCAGCAAATGGATGTTTTGAATTATTTTCAATCCAGTCAAATAAGTCTATGTTATGCTCGGTATGCTTTTTTATGAACGAACCATCAGGTAAAATAATGCCTCCTGATTTATGCATATAGTCTAGACTGGGCATAAGATTACCCAAC